TTTTTTAAAAAAGGGGTCCCACTACTTCAGGTTGTATTGCTTGATTTAGAGAGTTAATGGTGGTAAATTCGTTTTGAACATCGTAAAAGATGCAAAAAATTTTAAAAAAATTTTTATGAATTTAAATAATGTTGATATTAGTAGGCTTCCAGCCGACGTCAGAAAGACCTTTAGACAACTTCAAGTTTTACATGCCGAAAAAAAGATACAAAATAGGGCAAAAGACGATTTTTTAAGCTTTGTTAAGTGCGTTTGGCCCGAGTTTATTGAAGGCGCGCACCATAGACACATAGCAAAAAAATTCAATGACCTTGCTTCGGGGAAAATTAACCGTTTAATCGTGAATATGCCACCCAGACACACAAAATCTGAGTTTGCATCTTACCTACTACCCGCATGGATGGTGGGCCGTAATCCAAAATTAAAGATAATTCAAGCAACTCACACTGGAGAACTAGCAATTCGTTTTGGTCGTAAGGCAAAAACACTAATTGATTCTCCTGAATATCATAAAATTTTTATAACATCCCTAAGAGAAGATTCGCAAGCTGCAGGAAGGTGGGAAACTGCTCAGGGTGGTGAATACTTTGCAGCTGGTGTTGGTGGAGCGATCACAGGTCGTGGTGCTGATCTTTTAATAATTGACGACCCGCACTCTGAGCAAGATGCTTTGTCTCCCACAGCCATGGAAAATGCGTATGAGTGGTATACATCAGGTCCAAGACAACGTTTACAACCTGGTGGAAAGATAGTTTGCGTTATGACACGTTGGTCAAAGAAGGATTTGACTGGAATGTTGGTCTCAAAACAGAAAGAAGCCAAAGCAGATCAGTGGCACGTGGTCGAATTTCCAGCAATCATGGACCACGGAACTAAAATAGAACCCGTTTGGCCAGAATATTGGAATTTAGAAGAATTAGAGAAGGTAAAAGCAACCCTTCCAGTTGGAAAATGGAATGCACAGTGGATGCAAAACCCAACTTCTGAAGAAGGAGCGATAATTAAGCGAGAATGGTGGCGAAAATGGGATAGTGACCGAATTCCACCGCTGCAACATGTCATTCAAGCGTACGATACGGCTTATATGAAAAAAGAAACGGCTGACTTTAGTGCAATTACCACTTGGGGAGTGTTTTTTCCCGATCAGGACTCTGGAGCGAATTTAATTTTGCTCGATGCAGTAAAAGGTCGATTTGAATTTCCAGAATTAAGACGAAAAGCACTCGAGCAGTACAAATATTGGAAACCAGAGTCAGTGGTCGTTGAAGCGAAGGCATCTGGACTACCTTTGACCTATGAACTTCGTCAAATGGACATACCAGTTTTAAACTTTACTCCAAGCAAAGGAAATGATAAACATGTAAGAGTAAATGCGTGTGCCCCGCTTTTTGAATCTGGAATGATATGGGCGCCAGACCAGAATTTTGCGGAGGAAGTAATTGAGGAATGTGCAGCATTCCCACACGGAGATCATGACGACTTAGTTGATAGTACGACTATGGCGGTAATGCGATTNAGACAAGGTGGTTTAGTTAAACACCCTGAAGACTACGTAGAACAAAAATCAGCGCCTAGAAAAAGAGTTTATTATTAATGGATCCGTTTAGAANATATATTATTACACAGATNATCAAGCAGACTGGTAAAATTCCACGTACTACATCTTTGATAGATAATGCGGTTTCTCAACTAAAAATAAGATTAAAAAATGCGGGCGAGAATATTTCTAAATATACAGACCCTAAACAAATTACTCAATTTTTTAACAAGGAAAAATCTTATTGGAATCAACAAGTACAACAAGCAATAAAAGCAAAAGATATAGGAACAAAATTCTCGAAACAAAAAGGACCATTTGGGGGCTTTACGCCTAAAGTTGTTCCAAAACCAAAAGATATAAAATCAAAATTAGACAAACAAAACAAAGAATCAAATACAACGTTGGAAAGATAAAATGAAAAATCCAGAAGATTTAGCAGGCGGCGGTATCGCAGGTATGCTGGGTGAGAGAATGGGGTATGATAATGGAAAAATAGTAAAAAGAAAAAATGAAGAAATGGGTCCTTTATTTGAAACAAACGATCCTCAAGAAGCTTTTAAAGAAGTTATTCAAAGACTAATTAATATAGACCCAGCTAAAATTCCATTAACAGACAAACTGCAATTAATGTTTGATTTAAATAGAATTAAAGCAGGAGGTTCAACAGATTTATTTGGTGGTGAATTAAATTTTGGTTATAATAAAAATTTTGGTCGTGAGGGTGAGGGTTTTGGTTTTGAATGGAAAAAACAGTTCGCAGGCGGTGGTATTGCAAACATGTTAGGTGAACCAACATACCAGGACGATAATCATAGAGTTCCGTTATTCTTGGGTGGTTGGTTAATGAGACTTTTACAAGGGGGATCAAAAGCTAAACCATTTAATGTAAAAGATTTTGTAGATAAAAGAGAATTTATATTATCTTTAATTGGTCAAAGCTCAAAACAGAAAAATAAAAAAATACTTGCCGAAATGTTAGAAGAATCAGAAAAAATAAGAAAAAATCCTAAATTTAAATTTCCTGATACAGGGCCTGGGTCTGATTTTAAGAATGAAATAGAAATGATATTGAGTAAAAACATTACTAAACACGCAGACGGTGGCCGTGTTCCATTAAAAAAAGGTAAAACACCATGGAAAGCACCCCAACCAGATGAAAATATTCTAGAAGGTATATGGAAGAACATGGGACCATGGGAAAAGGTTCTATGGGGATTAGGTTTATCACCTTTCGAAAAAGGCGGCCGTGTTGGATTATGGCAAGGAGGTCTAGCAGCTGCATTAAGATTCTTAATGCAAAAATATGGTAAAGACGTAGTTAAACTAGCAAAAGATGTTAAACCATCTAAAAAATGGGATACTCAAAAAGCAATACAAGGATTTTTAGAAAGAAATCCACAGTTTAAAAACAAAATAACAAGCCATGCAGGTGATGCACCAAAAAGCAGGTGAAGGTAAATTTACTAAAGCTGAAGTTTTGCTTGAAATGTTTAAAAATACAATAAACAAAAGCAAAAGTGCAGATACTAAAAAAAGATTTACAAATTTTTCAAAAGAAATACAAAATAAGCCTGAACTTGCAAATGATTCAAAAGTTTGGAACTTTTTTACTAAAGGACTTCCTAAAGATCAAAAATTAACTGTTTATGCAGATGATACAGTAGATTTCTGGAGACAATCAAAATTTGGTCCTCATAATATTAAAACAACTGACAAGTTTATGAAAAAACATCCTTATTTAACAAGAGACCAAGCTGTTAAGATTCAAAACATGCAACCTGAAGATCAAATTTTTGAATTAAAAAAAATACAAGCTTTTAACAAAAGAACCATGAATGCAGAAGGTGGCCTTGCTAGAATGTTAGGTGAGTAATGGATAAATTTTGGGAAAATTACATTAAGACTAGACCCGCTGATTCTAAAGGCGCGTTCGATGCATTTAAAAAAATGAACCAAGAACCACGGATCAAGGTTGCAGAACTAGATAACTTTAACACACCAGACTTAGAACAATCTCCAGATTCTTTTTTAAAACCTGGTGAAACTTTAGAAGATTGGGATGTAACATTTAGAAGACCTAATGCTCAGGGTGGACGGATCGGGTTTCAAGGAGGACTTAGTGTTGCTAAACCTCTATATAATATTGCTAAACCTCTTATTAATCCTCTTATAAAAAAATATTTACCAGAGTTGGGGGCCTTAACTTCTTCTGCAATTTTAGCTTTAAGAGATAGAGATGAAGAAGTAAGTGAAGACCTAGGAGATCAAATTACTACTAAAGTTGAAAAAGATGCAGGAGGAGGTCCAAAAAAAGAACCACCTCAATATCCATATGATCCAGAGGAAGACTTAATTAAAAAAACGTTAGAAGAAATTCTTAGAGATCGTATTAGAGCTGAAGAAAAGAAACAGAAAGATAGACAAATATTTGATGAAAGAATGCATGGAGAAGCAGGAGGTAAAGGAACTTTCACAGGATCTGGTACAGAGAGAAAAAGTATACCTCCTCCAGGTTTTACACCTAAGGATAAAAGCACATTAACTTTATTTAGGAATAATAAAAATTTAGAAGGTTTAGAAACTAAAAATATTAACAGTTTGATGGAATTTAGAAAAANNCCAGAGTTATTTTATGAAAGAGTTAAAGATTTAAAAGCAAGAGGAGTTGACTTTTGATGCATTATATAATCCTGCGGAAATAGCAGAACTCTTAGGACTTAAAACAGCTAGTGGAATAACCGATGCCATTGTATCCAAAAATATTCCTTTTGAAAAAATAGGAGCGTTTAAAGCTGTTAAATTAAGTGATTACTTAAACTCTCAAATAGCAACTATTGAAAAATTTAAGGACGTTCCTCTTAAAGGAAAAGAAGACGCTCAAAGAGGTGATGTTATGGATGAATTTGAAAAAGGAAGTATTTATTCAAGGTTTAAAAAATTAAGACAACCTAAGTTTTTACCTGAGAAGGTTCTTGAAATATATAAGAAATATAATTTAAGTGAAATACAAGGAGGACACCCCAACCCTTTAATACTTTTTGCTAAAAAATGGAAAGATGGTAAACTAACAAATGAAAGAGAATTTCCTTGGATATATAGAAATAAAGATAAATTATTAAATAAAAATAATATTGTTTTTCAAAGTAAAGATTTAAATCAAAAAGGAGGACCTTTTTATGATTTAATAAAAGATCTTAAAGAACAATATAAAATATTAGGTCCTTTAGTAGATAAATATGAAGGTAAGGGTCGTGTTACAAATTTAAAAGATAAAAAAACAATTGAAGCTGCTAATAAAGCAATTACGAATCTTGTTGCACAATCTCAATTTGAAGTGGACGATTGGTTGAATAAAACAGGAAAGTATGAAAACAGANAAAGTAAAGCTTCTGATATTTTATCTATTGCTAGAATGAGAGAAGGGGGCCTTCATGGAAATCTATTTAATACGGATACTGGCGAAGTAGTCTTGTATACAGGAGCGGGTGAAGGAGCTGGCACTGTAACTGGAGCTGTTGATGAAGATAAGCAGAATATTAAATTAAAAATGGTTGGAGATTATATTGATATATTAACAAATGTAATTGAGGATAAAAAAGACAAACAGATATTGATAGAGTATTTTAGTGATAAAGTTCTTCCTAAATTTAATAAAGGTGGCCCAGTTAAATTAGATTTTAGTCTTCCAAAAGGGTTTGCAGGTGGCGGTATGGCAGGAATACGCAGACCAAGCGCTATTCCACCAGAATCAGGACCTCAATCACAAGGCTTGGCTTCTTTGAAAAAATATGGTAGTTATTATTAGGAGTATAAATGGCAGATATAGATAAATCGCTCCCGAACGTTCGACATGAAATAAAAGTTCCTGGCGCACAGGAAATGACTGATGTGGATGTTACGGAAGAACAACAAAGACAACCAGTAGAAGTAACACCTGATGAAGAAGGTGGTGCTACAGTAAATTTTGATCCAAGAGCCGTGAACCAGGCTCAGTCAACCACGCACTTTGATAACTTAGCAGATATTTTACCAGTAGAAGTTTTAGATCCAGTTGGAATTCAATTAAGACAAAATTACACAGATTATAAAATGTCCAGAAAAGATTGGGAACAATCTTACATTAAAGGTTTAGATCTTTTAGGATTTAAATACGACAACCGAAATGAACCTTTCCAAGGAGCTAGTGGTGCTACACACCCAGTACTTGCTGAAGCAGTTACACAGTTTCAAGCATTAGCTTATAAAGAATTATTACCAGCAGATGGTCCAGTTAGAACACAAATAATTGGAATATCTAATCCTGCTAAAGAAGCTCAAGGACAAAGAGTTAAAGATTTCATGAATTATCAATTGATGGATCAAATGAAGGAATATGAACCAGAGTTTGATCAAATGTTATTCCATCTACCCTTAAGCGGCTCTACTTTTAAGAAAGTTTATTATGACGATCTTTTAGGCAGAGCCGTATCAAAATTTATACCTGCAGATGATCTTGTCGTTCCGTATACAGCTACCTCATTAGATGATGCGGAAGCAGTGATTCACGTCGTAAAGATGTCTGAAAACGATTTACGTAAACAGCAGGTCAATGGCTTTTACACTGACATTGAACTATCAAAACCAATGTCAGCTGTGAATGCAGACAAAGTAGATGACAAAAAAAGAGAATTAGAAGGAACTACTAAAACAACTAGAGTTGAAAGTGTATATACATTATTAGAATGTCACGTTAATTTAGATTTAGAAGGTTTCGAAGATGTTGGCAAAGATGGTCAGCCAACTGGAATAAAATTACCTTACGTCGTTACAATCGAAGAAGGTAGTCAAAAGGTTTTGTCGATAAGACGAAACTATGCGCCCAATGATCCACTTAGAAATAAAATCCAATATTTCGTCCACTTCAAATTTCTGCCAGGACTAGGATTTTAT